GCGAAGGGGTCATCGTTGGCTCCCATCATGAAACCGGCCTCCGCCGCAGCCTTCAAAGCGTCGGCTTGTGCCTTGGCGCCTTGGGCTTGATTGCGGCCCGTCTCGCTTTGTGTTTTCTCAAGTTCGGCCTGCGCACCGGCCACCGCCATCGGATCAGGCTGTTGCGGCTGCGGAGGCGGTGCGAACAGCTTCTCGGCATCCTCCACGTCCGCAGCCTCGAACACGCGCCGCAGCGCCTCATTTTGGTCGATCAGCGGGTTGTTGGCAGCGATGCCCCATACGAACTGCGCGCGGGCCAGCTTCTGCATGCGCGTGACGCTGGTCGGATCGGACACCGGCCGAATGTCCATGTCGTCGGCTTGGAAGTCCGCGGCGAAGTCAGCCGCAGGATCGTCTAGCACGGCAAGGTAATCGGCTGCTGCACGGTCACTGCCGTACTTGCCGATGTTCTCAAATAGCAGCGCATATTCCTCGCGCAATGCCCGATAGATGCGCTTGTAGATGGCGGTGAACACCTGGAGGCCCTGCTCGATCAGGGCCAGCGTCGTGCCCACTTGGCCATTGTTCGACGCGTCGCCGGTGATGACATCCTTGACCGACGAAATGTCGCGAGCCGCCGCCAGCATCATGTCGAGGATCGACACCATCGTCTGCGAGGGGCCGGGGAAGGTGCGCTCGTAGATACCGTTGCGCAGCTGATCGCCGGTGACCCCATTGACCGTCTTGTATTCGCCAGGGCCAAACCGCAGATTGCTGCTACGACCCTGACCCTGAAGGCGAATGCCCGAGGCGATAAACCCGCCGCCCGCGACCTGCGCATGGCCTGCGTCGATCAGCTGATTGATCGCGGTGTTCACCACGTCGCCGATCTGCTCAAGCAGATGGCCCAGGCCGATGTCGTAGAACTTGCCCTGCGGATGCGGGAAGAAGCTGTATTTGACGTAGAACCGGCCACGGGCGATTGAAAGCACCTTGCCGTTGTCATTCATGGCAACATCGCGTGGGCTGAAGTTCGCCTCGACGCGCAGCACCTTGCCAGATGCATGGTCGACCGTGACAATGTAGGGCTCGGGCAGGCCATCGTCGTCTACGTCGATCAGCCGGTGCTGCTCAAGCAGGAGGCGGGGGGCTTGCTCGTCCTCACCTTCCTTGGTCAGCAGTTCGGTGCGGTAGAAGCCTGACCGCATCCGCTCCGTGATCTGATACGGGAAGGTGTCGGGCAGCTCCTCCGTCAGCCGCGGTGTGGTGTCGCACGACTTGGCCCCGCTTGGCACAACGACGCGCAACGCCGACACAAGAGCAGATCGCTGCTCGTCGCGATCGGCATCGTACCAGACCTTGCGGAACGAGCAACCGTCGATGGGTAGCTGGAGCAGGAGCGCGTCGGTATCCTCCTCCCAACCCTTCATCCGGTAAAACAGGACGGTGTTGAGATAGTCGCGAACACGGGCGGCGCGCGCGGCCTTCGCGCCAGGCACGATCGCCCACTGGATTTGCGGCTGGCCATCGGGACCGACGACAGGCTGGCCGTCCGGACCGATCACCGGCATCGGCATTACGCCCTGCGGCGTCTGCATCATCTGCGGCCGACCACGATCCGAGCCGACGACCTTGACGCTGATCGCCTCGTCGCCCTTGACGATGGCGGGGTAAGCGCGCGCGTTGAACTGCGTCGCGGCCACCGTCAGCAGCGGGTAGTGAACGTTCGACGCGCCCTTCCACGGATAGTCCTTGGTGCCTCTCGCCTCTTGGGCCGCGGACTTTTGCGCCTTCAGGACGATCTGCTTCCATTCGTCGCGATCCGCGTCATCTCGCTCGTAGTCGGTCTTCACGTCCGATCCGAGCTTGGTCAGCCCTTCTTCACTCCACGCATCGCTGATATCGCCGACGCTGTTCGCCAGCATCAGCAGTTTGGCAATCTGGTCCGGCTCGTCCACCAACGTAGCGTCGACCGTATCGGCGTCGTAGCCGTCCGGGTCGATCAGCAACACATCGGCGGGCAGGGTGGCCACGTTACTTGGCGAACGCCGCGGCGATCAGCGTGGGGTCTGCGGAAGCAAGCGCCTCCACGATAGCGGCCACCTTATCCTCAAGCGCCTCGATGCGCTCACCTTGCGTCGGCTGCTTGTCGGACATGCCCGTTCTCCTTCGTGACGGGCACCGTCATTAACGGCAGGCAGGAAGGGGAATACTAGGCGTGTTCAGTAGCCGGTGTTACCGTTGCGCTCGCTAGGACGCGCCTCTTCCTCGTAACGCTCGAACGGCTCGACAATGGCACAGGCCATCCCCGACATAATGAGGTAGCGCTCAGCATCCATGAGGTGATCACGCTCTTTGACGATCTTCCCTTTTTCGTCGCGTCGATACAGCCGCCGTTCGGATTTGAGATTGGTTAAGTTGGCAAACGCCTTCAACCGCGCTGATTGCAGCCGACGATAGACGGCGAAAATGCCAGCCTCGACCTCGTTGTTCGCGAACGACAGGTCTAACCCCATGGTTCGATACTCATCGATTAGCGCGCGGCCATCAAGCTGTGAGCGCCCACGCGATGCCGGATCGATAACCCCCGGTATCCACCGCCCCCGGGCGCGTAGTCCGTCCGCATGAACCTGCGGCGGGGCCTCACCGACGTAATACTCGTCGTAGAGGTATACCGTGTCGCTTTCGCGGTCCCAAGCGCCCCAGAGGGCGGCAGTGCGGTTCCAACCAACGTCGAGGGCAAATGCTCTTGGCCAGTGCCTTGGGATCGGAAAGGGCTCACAGACCCACGTATCCTCGCTCACAGGGTAAATGACGCCCGATCCCAGCGCCGGCACACCCTTGGAGCGGGCATCGCGCTGGTGTGGAGGGATCGTCGCCAGCAGCTCAGCCTTGTCATTGTCAGACAGGTGCGGAACGTCGTCCCAATCGATCTGAATCGACCACTTGCTCATGCGGCCGGTGCCAGATCGGGCAAGAACGATAGGGCTACATCGGTCAACCCAGAGAGCGGCGTGAACGTCGCGATCAGCATACCGCGCGTCGTCATCGTGCGGATTACTGCCTCGACGTAGATGTCTTGTGGGGGTTCTTCGTCAAGCCAGATACCGTCGCGCTCGGTGCCCTGCCACTTCGCACGCCCTTGGTCGTAACTGCGGAACTGACACACGCTGTTGCCGCCGCTCACGTGTCGCACCGTGCCGATGTCGATCAGACCGGGGACGCCCGTCGCCGTAGTGGTGCCGACAATAGTCTCGCGCGGAATCATGCCCGTGCCGCGATCCTCCACCGGCCCGAAAAGCTTGCGACACGGCACATCGCGCGTTGTGGTGCTGGTATCACCGCCGCAAAGCCAGTTGGTCGGACGATCAAATCGATAGCCAGGCCACCAATCCGGATAGAGCCCGGTCAGGTGCAACGTTACCTCGTAAGCGCCGATACCCTCGCTTTTACCGACGCGGTTAGCAGCGATGGCCGCGCGCTCGCGATGTTCAAGCCCAGCCGCGAAGAATTGCAGGTGCTTGGCGTAAAGCTCGCGCCGCAACGGGCCTTCGTCGGGATAGTAGGTGTGGAGACGGCGGCCGGCTACGCGGCGCTCCTTCTCCTCAAGCAGGGCGAGTAGCTCAAGCTTATCGGCGTGCACTAGCCTAGAGCCTTCATCTTTGCAGCGATGCGAGCATCTAGGGCGGCGTCGTCCAGACTATGCAGAGGCTGATTGCCGCTCGTTACGTCGAGCTTGTCACCATAGCGGCGCGGTGCGAGTTTGCTGAGATACCAACGCTCAGCGTCAAAGGCCAATCTCCCCTTTTGGGGATCAGCGGCAGCCTTCGCATCGTCGACAGCTCGCTCGGCGCGACGATCGAATCCCGTCTCGCGTGCGCGCGCGATAGCGGCGGCAAACTCAGGGTCTTCATTCTGCCAACGCTCGACCGTCCGTCGATCAGGCAAGCGCTGATCTTCACAGATCGTGCGCATGCTGTCGCCATTCTCCAGCTTCTCAATGATTTCGTCGCGGACCTCGGCACCGAATCGGCTGTCCATCACAAATCCCGTCCCATCTTGATCCTTGGCACCTCAATCTCGTCCGGCCTCCCCATCCTGATCCGCTGCCCACACCTGGGACCACGACCACCGCGGTACTCGTCATTCAGGTGGATCAACCCAGCCGCCTCAGCCTGCTTGACGTACCGACGCACGGTACCGTCGTCACTGATCCGTAGCGCCTCGCGGATCATAGAATAACTAGGCGGATGCCCGGCGGTGGCGATGGTCGCGCGGCAGTAGGCGACCAGCTGGTGCATCCGTGACTGACGAGCGACCGGCGCGTTCACTCCCGCCCCTCCCAAGCCCGAATGGCGGAGAGGGCGGCAACATCCGCTGCGATGGCGTCGTATTCTGACTGCGTGGGCCATCCCAACGGCAGGTCGGGCAGGCCTAGCGTATGCGCCGCCAATTCTGCGGACTTGCTCCGACAGCGAACATCAGAACCGCCGCCAGCCCAGCCCCAGTCCTGCATCGCGATGATCCGGAGCGCTAACATCGTTTTTCCCGCGCTCTCAGCCCCCTCCGCCTCGACGGTAGCCCGAGCATGGGCGACGAGCGTTTCGTGCCCTGGCGGTGCCTTATCGGGCGATTGCGCCCTAATGATAGCTATCTTACGCATCACACTTCCCCGGCCATCTGCTTGCCACGGCGAAGGGCGGCGAGGGCTGCTTTGAATGAGATGGAATCATCCCACTTCCCTACGAGGGCAGCCTCCCTGTTTGGCCCCGACAGTATCTCGGAGACGATCCGCCGCGCCTCCACCAAATCCTCATCCACCTCCGCCGGAAAGCCGGGATCGGCGACGATGGCGCGGGCTTCGGCGTGGCTTTCCCAGCCAAGTTCTCCGAACCGATAATCCACTGCAGCCATTTCCCTCACCAAATCCACCATCCGCTGCTGAAGCTCCGGCGATATGACGTGCGCCTCGTTCCCCTCGCACTCCACGGCACCACAGATGCCGCAGGGGTCGCGATGCTTGTTGGCGGGGGTGTTGCGGATGTGGAAACTCCATGCCGCTACCGGCTCACCATGTGGGGTGAATGCCCCTTCATGCCGTAGCCCATCTACGTGCCATACGACGCAGCTGTTGCCGTCGAGGCGGTGCATCGAGACCGCAGCCGCGAACACCCGGCCGTCGTCGTGAACGGCTTGAAGCTCGCCCTTCCAGTCCACCGTCGTCATGCTGCGTCCTCCTGAGTGTCATCGAGCCAGCGAGCGAGCATGTTCACCTCGCGCTGATTGAACCCGCCGACACCCTCGCCGTCCGCATCCTTGCCGCCAGCGATCCACGCACAGGTCGCAGGGATCAGCTCGTCAGCAATCGCAGGGTGCTTGGCGATCACGTGGGCGAGGAACAGGTTCTTCGGCATGCGATGGCGCCACGAGCCGATCGCCGTCATCCAACGCACCCACCATTGCGGGCGCATCAAGCCATGCCCGAGAATGTTGGCGGCGATGAACTGGTAATCCTGGCGCCGAACCATGGCGAGACGGCGAGCAAGCGCCCGGACATCGTCCATCGATTTCGCGTCGTACGTCATCATGCCACTCACTTCCCCGCCCTCCACCAATCGAGATTGAACCGGACCGTCTCGACCGGGAGCCCGTGGTGCGCTGCGACCTTCACCGGATCGGCCTTCGCGAGCGTAGCCTGGTCCGTAGCCAGTCCGCGGATCATCCATTCGGTGAGGGTCATTTGCCGCACCCCACCTTACCGGGCTGAAACCACCCTTGCCGCACTGCCGCACCCCCCACCCCCCTACGGGGGGAGGGGGTGGTGCGGCACGTTTGCAGCGGTCCAAGTCGCCGCACCTGCCGCACCCTGCCGCACCCGTCGTTTTCGAGGTGCGGCATCACTGTGTGACCCACTTTCCGACGACCACAAACTCGCGCTCGTCGCGATTGCGATCGGGCTTCTTGACGACTTCCAGAGCGCCTTCAGCGATCCATCGTTCAACGATAGTTTTGATCCGGGCCTTCGCGCGTTTCACCTCATCGGTCTTCGCCGAGAGGTCGATGCGAAGGTCTAGAATGTCGACCAGTTGCTGCCCTACCCAAGCCTTTGCCTGGGAGTCGCGCCGCCAGTCACCATTCCCTAAAGAGTGCTGAAAGCGCATGAGATGCGCGGTCGTGACGCCCGAAAACGCATCCGGAGGTGTCCAGGAACAGGCGACACCGACGCTATCGCCGTTCGCCAAATCCTGATTGTTCATGCGATACCAATCGCCGCGCTCGGGCGGCGCGAGATTCGCCTTGTCGTTGTCGACGCGAAAGTAGAAGAACCGCTCATCGGCGGGCACGTTGAGCTTTGCCGCTTCTTCGTCCGTCATCCGGTTGTAGACCAGCACGGACCGAGCCTTGCCGATGAGAGCGGAGGCGCCGCGGGCGCTGTCTGCGGTGGCCTCCGCCCCGTTCTGCTTGCGGACGTGGTGGACGAGGTTGATCGCCGCGCCGGTGCGCTCAGCAATGACGTTCCACTCGCGGGCCACTAAGTCGATCGCGTTGTTGTCGTTCTCCGATACCGCGTGCGAGCTGATGAAAGGATCGACCACCAGCACGTCGATTTTGCGCTCAATCATCTCTTCGATGAGCGCATCCACGATGGGCCGCGCGATCATGGCGCCGTCCGGTCCTTCGGTCGCAATAATGAGGGGCTGATCGCGTCCGCTATCCACGTAAAGCCGGTCGCCAAGTTCTTTCGGGCTGATCTTGAAGCGTTGCGCCGTCGCGTGGAGGCGCCGCTCGATTTCCTCGACCGGGTCTTCTAGGTTCCACAGCCAGACGCTCAGCGCGCCTTCCGGCAGCCCTTTATCGTAGAGGTCGCGACCGGTTGCCATAGCCATCGCTTCGCCGATCTTCAGCGACGACTTGCCGACACCGCCGGCCGCTACATCGACCGACACGAATTTGCGCAGCAGGTGCTTGCCGTAGAGCCATTGACGCTTTGGTATCGCGCTGGTCGGACGCCACGCGAAAGGAGTTGCCCGCACCAGCTTATCGACTGGCGCGGCAGGTGCGGCAAACAACGCCGCGACATCGGCCATCCCGTACTCCCTGGCCATGTCGTTGAAGTCGTCGCCGCCATCGGTCACGAGCCCGGCCATGTCCGGCATGATGACCCGCCCGCCCAGCGTGCGCGCCATCGCTTCGGCTGCTTCCTTGCCGACGTTCCGCTGCACCTTGGGATGCGCGACGAGATGCCAGTCGTCGTCTCCCGCCACGATCATCTCGCGCCCGGCCCAACGGTGTGAGGCCCAGCGCGCGACGTGAATCATGTTGCCGGTGTTGACCGCCATCGCGACCGGGTGACCGGTGGCCTGGTGCAGCGTGGCGGCGGTGCTGTACCCTTCCGCGAAGATGACCGGAGAGGTGCCATCGTCCTGACCGACAAGGAAGTATCCGCCCTCGTGGGTGGTGCCGGGATAGAAGCGGCGCTCGCCATCCTCCCGGATCGCCTGAAGCGACATCGGCTTGTCGTTGTGATCGCTGATCGGCACGATGACGCAGGGCGCGTCGCCGAGGCCGAAGCGCTTGCCGGATCCCTGCCGCGTGCCGTGGGCCAGCACGCCCTTGCGCTGAAGGTAGGGGTGGAGCTCGGAGAGCGGCTTGCACTCGCGCCAGAATGCCAGCGCCTCGGCCGCCGCTTCTTGAAAGCCCCGCAGCCGATCAATGTCGCGCGCCTCACGGCGCCGTGCGATCTCGGCCCGGTCGATCGTCTCGCTGCTGTTCTGACCGAACCAACGGTGACGAACCTTCTCGTCCCGCCAGTCCATGACCCAGCCAACCGGACGCTCGTCCGCGTGCAGCAGGTAGCGGCCGGGCCGGCTGCCCTTGTGCCGGGTGTCCTCCATGCGGAAGCTGTGCCAGTGACCATCGGCGATGATGCTGTCGGGCGCGGACCCGCACACGCCTTTGATGAAGGCGCGGAAGTCCTCTTCGATGTCGCGGATCGGAGCGGTCGCCATCACGCGTGCACCAGCCCGAGGCGGTGTATGAAATACTCCACCTGGTCGCCCCAGAGCGTGCCGCGCTTATAGGCCGCGAAGATCGCTCGCTTAAGGCGGCTGTGGTACGGGTAGAGCCTCACGCCGCCAACCGCCCAACAACAGGCGCCCCCCACTCGGCGAGCAAAGCCAACGCATATTCCGGCGTCCGCACGATCGCGCATCGGTGGCCAGCGTCCTGAAGGTAGTTGAGCAGGTCGACTTGGCTGTCGCTCGGCTTGCCCTTGGCATCCTTGAACTCGACGAAGGCAACACCGTGATTCCAGACCAGCGTCAGGTCGGGCACGCCGGCCTTCAGCCCCTCCTTTTTTGCCTTGACGCGGTCCTTGAGGCCGCGATTGTGGCCATTCGGCACCGCCCACGCCATGACGGACGGGGCGGCGATGCGCAGGAGCGCGAGGAACGTCGTCTGGCGCTCGATCTCGGTTGCCAGCCCGTGGTCGACCGGCTCAACCGTGAACCGCGGCATCGGCTTCAACGGTTCGTCGAAGCCATCCATCATGGCGAACGCGGCGCTCACTTCAGCCGTCCCTTTCGGGCCGCGACCGCCTGAATAATGTCCAGCCGCTTGCGCTTGTCGGTGATGCCGCGCTGTCGGCAGAGGTCATCCGCGTCGAGGTAGCGCGCGCGGCGATCGTCGCAGCCCCAGATCAGCTGAAGCACCTGCACCGACTGGTCGGCCTGGGTGAGCGGCTGGTTGCCTTTCGGCTTGAACGCCGGCCTCACGCGACCAGCTTCCAAGCGTCCGGCTGCCACCCGTTGCGCTCGGCGCGCTCGATCACCTCTTCAGCGGTCAGCACGATCGACCCCCGCCGCCAGTACGTGCCATTCTCGGCGTAGCGGCCGCGCTCATCGCAGCGGACGACGGGACCGAAGTGGCGAAGATAATCGGCAGCCTGGCCGGCACGGGAGACATCGCGCCGCGGTCGATCTATGGCGCCTGTCCGGCTGCCCGCGCTTACAATGGTCCCGAAACTGGCCTTGGACTTGGCGAACTGAACCGCGTGAGCGATCTTGACACCAGCCGCGCGCCCGATCCCTGTTTCCTGCACCCACCGCATGACTGCGGTCGGGCTGGCTTGATAATGCTTCGCTAACTTGACGATCGACATCTCGGCATGTCGTGCTGCGAAGTCATCTGGCGCCGGCCGCTTGACCGCCTTCTCGCCATGAATCAGCGAAATGCCGGTCTCGGCTTCCCAGCGAGCGAGCACCTTGTGATTGCGACCCCAGCGCCGGCGGGCGGCGTTGACGCCAAGCGTAGGAGCGAATTCGGCCCAGTCAGCCGGCGCTGGGGCCATCGGGCGAGGGCTCATGCCGCAGCCGCCACGATCTGCTGGCCACGTGCGACCATGCGGAGGCCCACAGAGCGCAGTCCCGGCTTCTCTTCGTCGTCAAAACGACCGTCCATCGCGGCCCGTGTCAGGACCGCATTGTCCTCGCTGTTATCCGCCGCAAGCTCGCCAGGGGGCGGGGCATCATCACCGAACGCGAACGCGCCCTGTTGCGCCAGCGACAGCCACTCGGTTGTGAAATCCGGCCCCAGGAACATCGCGATCGACAGCAGTTCGCAGATTTTCAGCGGGCGATTGTCGGGGTGCTCGGCCGGCACCATCGCAGATTCGATCACGCGGTCCTTGACGCCCGTGGCATTGGACAGCTGCTTTACCGAGTAGCGACACCCACGACCGACGTAGAGCCGCAGCGCGTCCGCAATGGACTCGCGTACCGCGTTGCGGGAAACGAGCGGCGATAAATCCGCTGAACGTGCCGATATCATGGGTTAACTCCACGATTATGAGAATGAGTGACGCCCCGCTGCCGGTCGCTGTCCCTGCCGGGATGGTCGTGCGTCGGGGCTTGTCCGCGGTGCCAGCCGGCGTCGTCCTGCCAGCCGAGCGGGGCGAGCCAGCGCAGCAGCGGGTTGGCGAATACGACCAGCACGATGATGGCGCCGATTGCGATGATGCCGGCGTGATCGGCGATGAAGGTGAGGGCGGGCATCTAGGCGGCTCGCGAAGCTTGTTCGGTAAACTCGCGAGTGACTCGACGCGCAAGTTGAGCGATTTCTTCGGAATTGCTGCGATGCCCGGCAAGATGCCGCTTCACGCCCTTAATCAGCGCGCCTTGCGACCACCAATCAAGACTCACCTTACGCCCGCCAGTGGAGGCCGGACGGCCATCTATAGCAAGCTCAAAACCATACCATCTATTAGCGATCCACATCGAGACACCGCACCGGCGATGCGTCAGATGATAGTGGTCGGTGTCCCATCCTTCGCCAGCATCAAGCAGGAGCAGCACCATCTCGGCTGCCGGATGCAGGCGCTTCCAGAAGCAAAGACGGCGCCAACCACGAATAAGCGAGCGCGGGTTCCGCTCACACCGCTGCCACGGATCCGCAGTCATGCTGCGGCCTGCGACAGCCGGGCGAGCGCGCTATTGAGCGCCACCATCGTGTTCATACGAGGCGCCATGCCGTTGCGGATGCGCTGGATTTGGGAACGGCTGATGCCGCTAGCTTCGGCAAGAGCGCCTGTCTGGACGCCAGCCTCTGACATCGCGCGCTCAAGCCAGGCGGGGTCATAGGAAGTGGGCATGCCATCTTATATGCCGCACTTATGCGGCAAAGCAAGCCCCATTCATGAGGCGCGACGCAATTATGCGGCCGGGTCTATTCGTCCGGGCATGCAGGATAGACAGCGCCCGATCGCCGAATGGATGCGTGAAGTCATGCAACGCAGGGGTATTGCGGCCCGCGCTTGGGCTGAAAAAGCGCAGCTAGGAAAGGATACGGTATCGCGTGCGATCCGCGATGGATATGAGCACGTGACCAGTACGACCACGATCGCCAAGCTGGCGGATGCGTTGGGCGAGCGGCCTTACGGCGCTGCTGCCGGCGTTCCTAGTGTCGCGTCCCTCGAATCGATTCTAGCGGTGTTGCATCAAACCGTTTTGGGTGAAGCGCCGATGGAACGTGAGCTGACCCGCATTCTTGCTTCAAGTTTGAGAGACACCCTTCTACACCTCGCAGACGAACCTGAAGCGCTTGACGATCCTCGCCTTTCACAGACGCTAGCTCGCGTCGCAGTTCGTCCGCATACGCAGTCATCCGCTCGACCGCGAAAATCCTGAACGTCTCACCTGCCGGCATCTCTCTCTCCCGTTCCCCCTATGTACGACTGATCTGCGTTGTAGGGAACGTGCGAAAAGAATTATCGTGGTTGCCGCATTAATGCGCTTGACGATGCCGCATTAGCGCGGCATATACCTCCTCACACCCCGAGCCCCGGCTCGAATGAGGAGGCAAGCATGGTCACCGCCAAGAAGCACGGCCGCAATGGCACCCGCTACAGCAACGGCCGCGATAGCGTAGTCATCTACCCGTTCCGCTCTGGCTATGCCTCGCGCGTCAGCCGCAGCGATGGCCGCATTTTCCGCGCTTTCCACCCGGATCGCGCCGATGCAGCGTATCTCGCTGGCGAGTGGATGGACCCGGAGCAGAACGGGCGCTTTATCCTCGACAACGACATGGCTCGTCTGCGTCAGCAGGTGGCGGCATGAGCGGCGATCTCATACCTGTGCCGCGCGACTTGCTCGCTGCTGCCTGCTTCTGCGCTCGTAAACACGCACCGGACAGCAGCACCTATCAGCAGCTGAGCGCGTTGGCTCTGTCGCCGGCTGAAAAAACCTTCGCCGGCATGCCGATCAGCCAAGTCGCGCTCGGCACCTACCATCCGGGGGACGACGCATGACCCCCGCCAATACCCCCGCGGGTTGGACGGGTGGGGCGTCCGTCGCCGACGTTCTGGAGCGTGCGGCTGATCTGATCGAGCCGGAAGGTTGTTGGACGCAGGGAGCCGACGCCCGTAACGCAGCGGGATGGAAAACGACCGGCCACGATGACGCGGCGGTTTGTTTTTGCGCGGAAGGCGCGATCATCCATGCTGCTGGTAAGCGCCCGAAGCACGATGCCTTCCAAGCGGTACGTCGAGCGATTGGTGCGCCGTGGATCCATGAATGGAACGACGCCCCCGAGCGCACCCAGCCTGAGGTAGTCGCCAAGCTCCGCGAAGCCGCTTCCATCGCACGGGAGCGGGGCCTGTGAACGCCCCCTTCTTCCCGCCCGCCGACGTGACGGCGATCGAGCGCACCTACGAGCTGATCGATAACAGTCGCTTCGACTGGCACCTGCGCACGCGTCAGGGTCTGCCGTTCGAACTGCGGTTCTGCGCCGAGGGTCAGCCGACGCATTTCTACGCCACCCGCGATGCCGCGCTCGCCGTTGCGTATCGCTGGGTCGAAACGGGGAAGGCGTCATGAGCTCCTACGCTCCGCTCCCCGCCGCTCGGATCACGGCCGAAGTCGACGCCATGCACGCGCTTGCTGCTGGCATGGCTGCCGATCGGGCCGAGATCGTCGCCATTCTCACCACCGCTAGCCGGGACACCGATTACGATCGGCTGCTGGCTGCTGCTCTCAAGGAGGTGCGGGCATGAAGCGCGCTGTTCCCCTGTGCGTGATCGAGGTGCAGCACGCTCGCGACACCGACCGCGACGGAAGCTGGCACGTCATCGATAGCGGACGTGATGCCGAATGGCTTGTCTTTCGGTTGGAGGATGTCAGCCGAGGCTACGAAGGGCGCCCCGTGCGCCTTCGTCTCGCTGATGGAGCGACGGCATGACCCGCTCGTCCGCCAGCATCCGCACGTCCGAGCCCGCGTTCCGGCCGCACACGTCGCAATGGCAGCGCGAGAACATGGGGCGGGTCGAGCCGATGGCACCCGCGCGCGGCATGTCCGAGATGCGGCAGGGGCTGATCGTCGGCTGGCTGATCGGGTTCGCGATCATCACGGGCATCGTGCTGAAGGGGTTCGGGCTGTGAACGCCGTCACGCTGAACATGCTCGGCGACAGCGACGACGCGTTCCGCGCATCGGTGGTCGGTGCATCCGAGGTGCCGGCGCTGTTCGACGCCTCGCCCTGGCTGACCCGGTTTGAGCTGTGGCACCGGAAGAACGGTACCATCGCGACGCCGGAGTTCGGCGGTGACGAGCGCATCCAGGCCGGCATCTTCTTGGAGCCGTCCATCATCCAGTGGGCGTGCGCCAAGTACGGCTACGAGCCGGTCGAGAAGCCGCGCCGCCTCGACAACGGCGCCGGGCTCGGCGGCCATCCCGACGCGCTGGTCCGCTGCCCTGAACGAGGAACGGTCGGCATCCTTGAAGTGAAGATGGTTGACTGGCTGGTGTTCAAGAAGTGGGGTGACGAACCGCCGCTGCACTACCTGCTCCAGGCGCAGACCTATGCGGGGCTCGCTAAGGTCGAGTGGGCGGACATCGTCTACACGGTCGGCGGGAATAGCCTGAACCGGCATCAGGAAGCCGCGCGGCCGGCGCTATTCGAGAAGATTGAGGCGCGTGTCGCTGCGTTCTGGACCGACGTTCGCGCCGGCATTGCGCCCGTGCCGGATTACGCCCGCGACGGCGCCGCGCTGATCGAGAGCCTTGGCCTGCCGACCGACGAGGTGGCCGACTTGCGCGACAGTCTCGACGCCGAGCAGGAGGCGATGGACTTCCTCGCCGGCAAGGCACTGCGCGACCAGGGCGAAGCGCAGATGGACGCCGCCAAGTGCCGGCTGATCGAGCGCATCGGCACGGCCGGCGTCGCGCTGCTGCCCGGTCATCGGATCGGCGCCAACCGCACGAAAGACACGCCGGATCGTGAGGCGAAGCCCGGCGAGATCATCAAGGGGCGCCGCGGATACCGGCGCTTCGACGTGAAGGAGATCGCGGCGTGATCCTGTTTTTCGACACGGAAACCACCGGGTTCTTCAACGATCGCCAGCCGGTCAATCATCCTTCGCAGCCGCATATCGTCCAGCTAGCCGCAATGCTGACCGAGGACGACGGCGCTGAGGTCATGTCGTTCTCGGTGATCGTCGACAACGGCGTGTCCATCCCGGTTCAGGCGTCGAACGTTCACGGCATCACGACCGAGATTGCCGACGCGCGCGGGATAGAGCCCGAGATCGCGATGCACCTGTTCACGCACGCCTATCGGCTCGCCGACACAGTGGTCGCCCACAATATCAAGTTCGACAAGGGCGTCGTCGAAGCTGAGATATTCCGCCGTCATGGCGAGGTGCGCCGGCTATCAAAGCCGCTGTTCTGCACCATGGAAGCGGCAACGCCCATCGTGAACCTGCCGCCCACCGAGCGGATGCTTGCGGCTGGGTTCGACAAGCCGAAGCCGCCGAAGCTCGAAGAGTGCATCCGCCACTTCTTCGACGAAGCACTCGACGGCGCGCACGACGCGATGATCGACGTGGACGCCTGCCGCCGCGTCTTCTTCCACCTCAAATCTTTGGAGAATTGATATGGCAACGCAGCTTGCTACTCGCGACGATCGCGCAACCCCCGTCCAGGTGTTTCGCCAGACGCTTGGCCAAATGACCGGGCAGCTGAAGATGGCCCTGCCGGCGCACATCAGCGTCGAGAAATTCCAGCGCGTCGCGACCACCGCCGTCCAGACTAGTCCGACGCTGCTGGATCCCAACAAGTGCGACCGAGGCTCGCTGTTCGGCGCACTAGTGAAAGCGGCGCAAGACGGCTTGCTGCCCGATGGCCGCGAAGGCGCAATCGTGCCCTATCAGGGCAAGGCGCAGTGGCAGCCGATGGTCGCCGGCATCATGAAGAAGGTGCGTAACAGCGGCGAGGTTGCCAGTTGGGATGTCGCTGCCGTCTACGAAAAGGACGAGTTTGAGCGGTTACTGGGCGACGACCAGCGCATCTTCCACAAGCCGTTCGAGGATGGCGACCCCGGCCAGGTGATCGGCGCCTACAGCATCGTGACCTTCAAGGATGGTACGAAGAGCCGCGACTATATGCCGCGCTGGCGGATCGAGAAGGCGCGAGCGCAAGGGCTGGCGAAGAATAGCCTGATGTGGGCGCAGTTTTACGACGAAGGCGCGATCAAAACCGTCATCAAGCACCACGGCAAGCGCCTGCCTATGTCAACGGACGTAGAAGCGCTTTTTGAGCGCGACGACACCATGGCGCACGCGCGCTCGGCTGTCGCGATCATGGCCCACGGTGCGCAGGAGGCCGAACAACCCGCCCCCGTCTCACGCCTTGACGCGCTGGAAGAGCGGATCGGCGCCAATGACGGCACGCTGGCCGCTGACAACCCGAACGCTGGTGAAGGTCGCGCGGACGAGCAGCACGGCGAAGACAATCTGCTGCCGATGGGTGACGACCAGTGATGGCCGTCTATCATCATCCCTGCGGCAAGCGGGAGGTGTGCGGGCCGGGCCAGGCTAAGCAGCCCTGCGCCGCGTGCGACCACCTGTTCGCTCGCGTCGAGGCCTCGTTCCTCACCCGCGTGGGAGCAGGGCGGTGAGTGGGCGGGGCACCATGCGCATTGTCGTGTCGGGCTCGTTCACAGCGACCCACTCGTGCGTCGAGGGGCATCCGCACGATCACAAGTGGCACGTGACGGCGTGGTTCGTTTCGGCACCGCGGGCTGATGCTCGCCTGTTCCGCGAAAGCCTCGACACCATGCTTGCGCGCTGGGAAGGGCGGGTGTTGCCGGCCGGCCGCGACTGGAACGAAGACATCGCGGAAGAGATTTCGGGGCTGGTCAATTGCGTCGAAGTCAGGGTGTGGCGCGAGGCGGATCGCCTTGGCGCGCACTGGATCGCGTGATGGATGGACCGCTTCTTCGTCGGGGTCCATCAGCCGTGCGACGCGCACCGGGTGGAAGCCGCCTTCATATCGATCCATCGCATTGCGAACCGGCGCAGTCCGTTCGCGGTCGGCGCGTGGATCATGGACAGCGGGGCCTTTCGGACGATCGAGCTGCACGCCGGCTATCCAGAGCCGCCCGAGGTCTACGCGGCTCAGATCAAGCGGTGGTCGACCAATGGCAATCTGTTGGCAGCGGTAAGCCAGGACTACATGTGCGAGCCGTTCATGCTGGCGATCACTGGCTTAACGATCGCGGATCACCAGCGGCTGACGATCGAGCGCTACGACGCGCTGATGGCTTGCGACCTGGGTGGCGTCTACCTGATGCCGGTCCTGCAAGGCTACTCGCCAGCAGACTACGTGCGACATCTGGAGATGTACGGCGACCGGCTGGCGCATGGCGCGTGGGTCGGTGTTGGCAGTGTTTGCAAGCGCAACGGCGACCCCGCGGCGATCGAGGAGGTCCTCCTCGCGATCAAGCGCGTGCGGCCCGACCTTCGGCTTCACGGCTTCGGCATCAAGACGACCGCCCTGCGCAGTGCGCTCGTCCGCGCGCTGCTGTGGACCGCCGACAGCATGGCGTGGAGCTTCGCAGCTCGGAAAGCCGGCAGGAACGGCAATTCAATCGAGGAGGCGCTGATGTTCGCCGACCGGATCAACAGCATGGAAATACCGGACACGCTGCTGTCGCTGATGGTGGCCGCATGACCGGTTTTCCCGCCCGCGCCCGCACCCAGGAGACCACCGATGTCGAGTGAGAACCCTGCGATCGGCGGGCTTGCTGATCGCTGCCTACGCTTTGTCGAGGAGCAGTCGTGCGGCGAATGGGGCGAGGCAATCGAGAATGCCGACGCCGCTAATCTGCTCACCTTCGTCCAAGCCGAGATCGCAGCCGAGCGCGAGCGGTGCGCGAAGGTGGCCCATGCTGCGATCCAAGCCGAAATGGAGAAGCTGAACGATTCGAGGTCGAAGTCAATGGCGGCGATCAAATCAGGGACGCTGCTGTCCGCATCTTTTGCAGTTTCCGCCGCCATCCGGGAGAACGCCCATGTCGAGTGAGGTGGCGGCCAAGATGAAGCCGCAATACCCCGATTATCTGGACGATCCGGACGGCCTAGACCGCTTCCGCCAATCTGTGCGGGTCAACAGCGGTCATGACATGGCGTTGGTCAACTACAACTCCCTCGGACGTTTGATCGACACGATTGACCGGCTCACCCGCCAGCAAGCCGAAGCCCGCGCCACGTCGGGGGCGGGGGACAGAGAACGCCTCACTGACAAGGTGCGCGATCTTATCGCCGAAATGCAGATGGGTGATGCATCTGAATACGAGACGACGGACGTGATCGTCGCCCTTCTCTCCGCCTCCCCCACCGAAGTGCCAGGATTGGAAGGGGTGGGGTCAGTGACGATCAGCCGGGAGCGATACGATCGTCTGCGCTTTGCGGCGGGAGAGATCAATGCCGATCCCGGTCTAGCAGCGGTCGCCGGTGAAAGCCGTTCTGCACTCATGACCGCGATGGCAACGGAGCGTCGAGCGTTCGCCGCACCCACCCGCCTCGCGCTCAATGAGCAGGGGGAAGGGTGATGGCGTATGCTGATCGCCTCGCCCGCCGAGACCAGCGCGTTTCGCAGAGGACTCGCGTTCTGGCTTGGGTCGATGGTGTCAATAGCGCCGTCATGACCAAGCTGGCGCTTGATGAGGACTCCGACGTTATCCCGGTTCACTGTGACCTAGGCGATAGCGTACACGAGGACAGTCACCGGTTCATCAACGATCTAGAGATATGGTACGGCAAGCCGATCATCCGCATCCGCAGCGAAGAATACGCGACAATCGATGAGGTGTTCGAGAAGCGTCGTTATCTGTCTGGTATGAACGGAGCGCCATGCACGGGCGCCATGAAGATAGTGCCTCGCATGAACTTTCAATTGCCAAGCGATACTCACCTGTGGGGATATGCCGCCGATAAGCTAGACGCCAAGCGCTTTACTCGGATGCAGGCCGACTACCCGTTACTGCTCCAGCGCGCGCCGTTGGTCGAACTCGGCATGACCAAGCGCGACACGCATGCTTACCTCGCGGACCATGGCATCCGCCGGCCTCATGTCTACGATGTCGGCATGCCAAACGGCAACTGCATTGGCTGCGTCAAGTCGTCCAGCCCGAACTACTGGGCTCTAATCAGGCAAGAGTTTCCCAAAGTATTTGAGCGCCGCAATGCGCAAGCGCGTAGATTTGGTGCGCGCCTCGTCATCGTTGGTCGCGAGAAGGGCGAGGACGGCAAGGTCCGCAACATCCGCGCTTTTCCAGACGAAATACCGGCTGATCAATCAACCATCGTTCGCGGTGCCGACTTTGGTGGTTGTGGCTTCCATTGTCCCACGGAGCAATCCTTATGACCGACCCCACCCAGGCCGAAGTGCCGGCGGGCATGAAGGCGTATGGCCCCGCGCATCCGGACTATCCGAACGCGCCAAAGGACTGGAATGGTGGGCCGGTGTTGCTGCGCAACGGGGCCACGTCGCACAATGCCCAACGGTGGTCGGTCGGATATCCGGCTGACCTGTGCAATCACCCGACCGGCACCGACATCATCGCCTATACACCTTCCACGTCCGTACAAGGTGCCGGGGACGCCACCCCGCCCGCACCGACCAGCGTCGCGGATGAGGCGACCACGAAGCTGATTGCGCGGCTGGGCGTGGAGCATTGCTACCTCGCACCGTCCGATGTCGCAGAAGCCCGACGCTTGCTCGCCTTCGCCCCGCGCCCCGCTGGGGAGGGGGAGAAAAACTCACGGGCGACGCTTGCTGTCATCCTCGGGCTGACTGAGCAGAAGGTCGGCACCAAGGCGGACTTCCGCACGGCGCTTGACGTGATCGGCAGCTTCGCTCGCCGCGAGTTGGGGGTGCCAGAACCCCGCGCCGCCCTCGCTACGGAAGGCACCCCCTCATGACGAGCGAAGCAGAGCGCGTCGAGGAGGTGGTGAAGGGGCTGACGAAAGCGCAGCGGGAGGCGGTGCTAAAGTGTCGCGATGAGTGGCTGAATGCCGCAGAAATCGGTGCTTCTGGGGCGGTGCTGACTGCGCTCTGTTGGAGGTGGCCAGATGGTCCGATTGCGCCGCCTGTGTGTCTGCTTTCCCGCGATTATAAGGACTCACCGTTGCGGTACATCTATCGCCTTACCGCTGATGGCCTAGCCGTCCGCGCCCACCTGCTTGCGAAGGAGGGGCGGCCGTGATCTGCTTCCGTGACCGAACCTACTGCTCACGCACCGAGCACGCGCCGGATTGCGAACGCCAGTGGACGCCCGAGCTGCAAGCCGAGGCGGAACGTTGGTGGGGCGGACCTGACGCGCCTGTGTGCTTCGGCCCCTGCTGCGATGGCACTGGCGACCGCTTCGACGATCGGGTGCGCCCATGAGCCCGCAGGACGAGCGGGAGGCGATTGCGCGGCTGGCCTACAGCTGGTCGCCATCGATCCACGAGGCGAAGACTGTCGACTGCGAATCAGGGGGCTTCGTGGAGGCATCTTGGGAAGAGGTCTCCGATAAAGTTCGCGGCTGGTTCTATGACCGCGCCGACGTCATCCTAGCCCTCCGCCAACCGGGGGCGGAGTACCGGCGAGGCGTGGAGGTGGAGATCGTAGCGATCCGCGAATACCTGATTGCCTGCGCTGACGCGGTGGATGTTCAGCGGGGTCGATACAGCGGCAACGTCGCGGCTATGCGGGACCTGCGAGCCGAAGCAAAGGCTTATCGGAACGCTGCCCGTATGATCGACCAAGGGGATCACACCGCGTACCGGGCCACCGCCATACGCATCCTACCCGAAAGCACGAAGGGAGAGGGACGGTGACGGCGCGCGCTCGCTTCAGCCAGGCGGACGTGACGCGAGCATTCCGGGCGGCGAAGACGGCCGGCTTCTCTCACGTGCGCGTCGGGATTGACGTGCAGGGCAATATCGTAGTCGATGCGAGTGATGTGACGGTCATCCCCGATCGCCGCAACCCGCTCGACAGGCTTTTGGCATCGTGAAGACGCGCTACAAGAACGTCACCGTCAATCCGGATCGGCACGGCAAGCTGCGGGCACGCTTCCGCAAGGTCGGCACGACGCCGGTCTACATGAAGGCGTTGCCCGACCAGCCGGGCTTCGACGCGGAATACCAGACGCTCTTGTCCTCGCCCCGCCAGATCGATCGCGCCATTCCCGGCAGCATCGGCGATCTGGTGACGCGCTACTATCGCAGCGGCGATTTCGCGGCGAAGGGATCAGCCGACACGCGAGCCCGGCGTCGCTACCTGATCGAGAGCTTCCGTACCGACTTCGCCAACGACATGGTCGTGGACTTCGGATTTGAGCATATCGAGGCCATCCTGATAGCTCGTACGAAGAAGCGACGGTTGGACAGCGGGCGGGAGGTAGGCGGAGAGGTCGCCGCCAGAAATCTGCGCAAGGAACTGCGTCGCCTATTCGCCTACGCCAAGAAGCTGAAGTGGATCGCCGGTAACCCCGTCGATGACGCGGAGAAGATCGGCAAGGCCAAGCTGGCGGGCTACTATCCGTGGGCCGAGGCGGACATCGCGCAGTACCAAGCCAAGCACGCGCTCGGCACCCGTGCCCGGCTTGCGCTTGAGATCATCCTGTGGACCGGCCAGCGCCGTGGCGACACAAGGCTGTTCGGCCCCCAGCACATCGTTCGCGGCAAGATCAATTTCCAAGCGGCGAAGAACGGTGCCGACCTCTGGCTACCGATCGCGCCCGACCTCCGCCGTGCCATCGCCGCAATGCCGAGTGTCGGCCTGCGTAGCTTCCTCGTCACACAGGCGGGCAACGTGTTCAGCAAGGACGGCTTCGGCAACAAATTCCGCGAGTGGTGCGACGAGGCTGGCTTACCGCAATGTGCTGCTCACGGCCTGCGTAAGGCCATTGCCCGACGTATGGCGCTAAGCTCGGCGACGCAGCGCGGCATCAAAGCGGTCGGCGGCTGGAAGGGCGACAGCGAGGTTACGCTTTATACCGAATCAGCCGAGCAAGAGGCGCTGGCAGAGACGGCACTGGGCCTGGCGATCGACCGATTCTCAACCGAGAATGGCTAACGTGGCCGTCTGCAATTTGTCTAACCTTGCTGTAACCCGCAGAAAACTGCGGTTTGCGCGGCGGGGTGGTGGGCCCGGCAGGACTGCAAGAAATGGGCAATTACAAAGGCTTGCGTTGTCTAACCACGCGCGTTTGATGCGTTTCGCCCCTCGTCGCCCGAGGGATTTGTCTAACCCTCACCCTCCTTCCCGCCCTCCCGCGCCAGCTTCTCGGCAACGGCTTCGCGCTTCTCGACTTCAGCGACCACGACATCCCGTAGCAGGCTGGCGACCGTCTCAGGCTCACGAACGACGGCTTTGATCCGGTCCACCATGCCGGGCGGGAAAGCGACCTCGCGCTTTTCAGGATACAGCAGCTTTCGGCCCACCCGCGCGCCGGTATCGGCAGGCGCATCGCTTGTCGAGATATTTAGCATATGCCCTTGCGCCGTTTCAGCATGTGCTTTAAATAGAGCATGTGCTTAAAGGAGGCAAGTGTGGGCGAGCAGGTGACGATGTGGTCGGTCCGCGAGGCGACGACTAAGGGAAAAATCAGCGAAGTCGTCGGTACCCCAGAACGGGGATGGGGCGGACGAGCCGGTTTCAGGCCGCTTGATAACCGCTGGGCAACGTGGCTGGTTGGCGTGGATGTGACTCGCACGCAGGAAGAGGCTGAGGCTCTGGCGCGCGTGAACGTCGCAAAGCGCAAGGCGTCGCTCGAGAAGTCGCTGGCGAAGATCAGCAAGAATCCTTTCGCAGCCGCCTAACCCACCCAACGAGGAGCGAAGAGCGTGAGTAGTCTATATCTTGTGACCGGTGGGTTGGTCCTGCTGATGCTGTGGAGCAGCTTCTACTACCTGTTTCGCAACGGTTGGGTTTACCGTCAGCGCGTCGCCATTCTTCAAGCTGATAGGGACGCGTACCAGCGCCTTCCATCGTACGAAACGATGATGCGCCGGTTTTGGATTTGGGACGCTGCCAAGTTCATTGATTACGGCGAGTCACAAGCAGATGCTGATCGCCGTGAAGCCGCTAGCGCCGCCGCTCGTGGTCGTGTGATCCTCGCTCGCGTACAGGTGCGCCATGACTGACCCCAACGGTTGGCGGCCGGAAGGCGAGGCGATTCAAGATTTAACGGTAAACGGCTTACCATACAGGGTTCACCATCGTGGGTTCGATCTAACTAGGGTGAGACTTATCCGTAAGGTCCGCGAGGGAGGGGGTAATGGTGTGCCATTACGTGTCGGCGGTGACGCATGGACGCGGGTACTACGCGCTCTCCCCGCCCCGCCCGCGCAGGATGAGGGGAAGTGAGTCAGAACGTCTCCACCGCAGTGATGCAGCGTCGCGTCGAAGCGCACGACTCGCTCGACGACTTCCCGACGCCGCCATGGGCGACGCGCGCCTTGTGCGAGTTCCTGGAGGACGAGGACCTGATTTCTGCCTACGCGACCTGCCGCGAGCCGGCCGCGAATCGAGGCCATATGGTCGCGGCGTTGCGGGAGTATTTCAGCGCAGTCGAGGCGTCCGACGTGCACGATTACGGCGTAGGCTTCCGAGTGGACGACTACCTATTTGGGCCGCTGCCCTCGTTGGTCGATTGGACGATCACCAACCCGCCATTCCGGCTAGCCGAGCAGTTCATTGAGCGCGCTTTGGCGACAAGCCGGGTAGGGGCGGCAATGATCGTCCGCGCAGCCTTCCTGGAAGGCGTAGGCCGATTCGAACGACTGTTCTCGGAACACCAGCCCGCGCACGTTCTCCAATTCAGCGAACGCGTCGTGATGCACAAGGGCAAGCTGTCGCCGACCGGTTCCACTGCGACGGCCTATTGCTGGATCGTGTGGCGTCCGTCGTCGATCGGAAAGATGGCGCGACCCTCGGCCAAGCTTGGATGGATTGCACCATGTCGCAAGCGACTGGAGCGTGCCTCGGATTATCAGGACCCCCGCCCGTGACCGCCCCCAAAGCAGCCGAGGTGGAGGCGGAGCGTCGCGAGTGGAGCGAGGTGGTAGAACCGCTTGCCGCTCGTTTCGAGGTCGCCGCCAAGTTTGGCCAGAGCGCCGTTTGGAACGCTACCGGCTCGGCTGCGATGGCGAAGCTGATGCGGAATATGGCGCGAATCATAGACGACGAGATCATGGCCCGACGCGCCGCGCATCCTAGCAAGGGAGAGTGAGAGGTGACCATTCAGTTATCAATCGCCATGCTTGGGATTGTTATCTCCCTGTCTGGAATAGGGATAAATCACACACTTAACCGCATCGCCAAGGCCTTGGAGAAGCAGCATGACCCATCCTGACGCAAGCGAGCGGGAGTTCCCGTACGAGCCCAATCAGATGGATCGCCGATCGCAGGTGGTCGAGGAAATGGCAGCGTTCCTCGCATGGGATCGCGGGGGACAGACGCACCCACTGTGCAGCTACGATCTCGACCGTGCCGAAGAGATGGTGACGGGTGAGGTCAATCTTCGCGCCGAGAACGAGCGCTTGAAGAAGCGCGTCGCCGAACTGGAGGGCGTTGTTCAATGACCGACGCAAGCGAGCGGGTGAGGGAGGTGGCGGCGGGGCTCGCTCCCGTCATCTTCCTCGACATTGACGGGCCGATGATCCCGGCGACCATGTTCCTGATTGACCGGATGTGCTCGTTCAACCGCAACTTCCCGGCGACGACGATCGCGGTCGTTAACGACCTGTGCAAACGGACGGGTGCGAAGATCGTGTTCAACACAACGCACAACCGACCGTTCAATGGCGTGCCTGACATTGACGTGGCGCTGGTAGAGCAGGGGCTAAACGCCGCCCATCTGCACGACGACAAGCATACGTTGTACCCGAGCATCCCGCGCGACGTGGCGATCAAGGAATGGCTCGCCCGGCACGATGAGGTCGAAGCCTGGGTGGCTATTGATGACGTGCTGTGCGCCGACCCCGAACACATGATCCTCGTCGACCCGGATGCTGGCGTGCACGTCGGGCATCTGAACGACGCCGTTCGCATCCTTGGAGGTAAGCCGTGCCTGATCCTGATGTGACTGCGCCCATGACCGACCTAACCGAAGCAAAGCGGCTGGTGGAGGCGGCAAGGCAGTCCAGATACTGGTTTGATCTACGCCAGTCAGAGAAATGGTGGCACGAAAACGGCTCCACCCTCATCGCCGCGCACGAAGCCGCGTTGGCGATGGTGCGCGATCTGGCGGACGAGTTGGCGAGCGAGCTAGACGGCCGATACGCGAACATGCTTGACCATCCTGCCATGAAGCACCGCTATGATCGGGATATGTCGACCGTGGTGGAGGCCCGCGCCCTTCTCGGAGATCGGTCGTGAGGAAGTTTCAAATGCGGAAAGAGCAAATCGCTAGCGAGGGCTGGGGTTTAACCCCTGCATCTTGGGCAGTGGCATGGCAGCCAAACTTCTTAGGCGGAGGCGGGCGATACGATGTGGTCATGAACGGTTGCCAGCATCATGCTAGCTACGCCGACCGCGCTGCGGCTGAGTTAGAAGCGGCACGTATGAACTATCAGCGAGGAAGTTACTACCGCCCTACTCAATACGGGCTAGATGGGTTAGCCTGACAACCCCGCCCACCGTGACATGCTGGCGGGGAGTGCGCGGCGGGGTAACGTTGCCATCGTCGCCTTGGTCGAGCCGCCACCTCGTCCAACTAGCTAATAGCGTTGCGCACATACACCCGGCGATCAACCCGGATGGCCGGCGAACCGGACTTAAGTGCTGCGAAAGTCGAGGTGGGTGCACCGCTCGGCGAGAAAGCCCGCCGACCCCGCCTACGGATGACCAAAACTTGTCACCCGCCGCAGCCTATCCACTATAATGGATGCTTAGCATGGATGCTAGTCTCGCTTAGGCTTCCACAACGCTACCACGACCGGCACGACTTTCGGCGCCAGCTTGGTCACCACGCCCGGCACCACCAGCGACGCGACGATCAGCGCCTTGTCGGGGTTCTCCTACACGACGCGGACGGCGGATTTGAGCATGCGGGCGAGGTTCATCGATCCGTTCCCTTTGTAAGAGCGTCCGCCTGCTTCTGCGCTAGCTCTCCGCCGTTCTTCGTGGCACCGAACGCCCACGATACGACACCATTGACGAAGGCAGTGCCGACGACTAGTGTGGTTATCGTCTTGAAGAATTCATCACCCCGCAGCCCTGGCACGAAGGCCATGAGCGTGATGAGATAGATCGCCAGCGCATAGACCGAAACGCCTACCCACCCACGGGCGTCGGGAAAGTGCCAGTCTCTCACGCCTGCCCCCTATAGACCCGCGCCTCCACTTGCCGACGACGCGTGAGCCCCGCCAGCACCTTGCCGCCCGCCTTGTTCCACTTCTCGAACTCGTCGGCGGCGCCGCTATAATCGCCAGCCTTGTGCTTGCGGAGAAGCGTCGAGCCCTCGAACGCCGACACGCCGACGTTGTACGCCATCGAGATCATCGCGGCCTTCTGTGCGTCCGTGGTGCGTGCGTCGCCGAGGGCCTTGGTCACACCGTCCGCGAACCGCTCCACGTCCTTCGCCAGTCGTGCGTCCGCTTCGTCTTGGGTCCATGTCACTCCCTTGCGAATACCGGGTCCTGTAGCGCCCCAGCCGATCGTCCAGGGATCTGCGCCGGTGCCGGGATCGGGGTAGGCGGTGAGACGGCAGCCTTCGAACTGCTTAATGAGCCCGAGCGCGATCGGCAGCCAAGCGTATTCACCAGCGAGGCGTTTCATGCCGGCTAGGTCCGCCAGCTCGTCCACCTTGGCGATGAGCGGCTTGGTGAAGCTGCGATCTGGCATCAACGGCCGGATCGCGTCGAATAGGGCGGTGCGTTGGTCGGTCACATCGTCTCTCCCCGTAGGCGCCGGACTTCAGCCTCAAGGCGCTTGATTTCCTCGTTCTTCGTGGTGTCCTGCCGGTAGTGCCAAGCCAGTGCGATCCCGACCAAGCCGGTGATGACGATCGCCTGCGCGAGCGTGCGGAACAGTGTGTTGGCACCGGCCTGCGGCACGAAGGCGGTGATGCTGATGACGTAGAAGGTCAGCCCGAACAGTGCGGCGGTGGGCCAGTCGTCAGCTAGGCGGGAGCGAACGGTCATGCTTCCGGCAACTCCGCTCCAAGAATCTCCGCCCGGTGTACGGCAGCTTTTTCTAGAGCCTCGGTCTTCATCTGAGACTCACGCATTGCCTTGACCCTCGTGGCGGCCTCCTTCGCCTTTTCAGGGTCCATCTCAATCATCATGATAAGCGCATCTAGGCATTGAGTGACGTTGTTGAGCTTATGGCGGTCGACAGCGCGCTCGGCTTCGAGCTTCGCCATTCGCTTGCGCATCGCCTCCATTTCGGCCGCTCGTTCGGCAAGGAGGTTGGCTTCACGTTCGTTCGCCAATTTCTTCAACGCAGGGCGGCTTTTGACGATCGCTACCAGCACCCCGCCGATAAGCAGGTTCATGGTGCTGAGCAGGATGGTGCGAACCGCTTGCGAGTCCAAAAAAGACCACATGGCTACACTCGCGGACCGCGCCCATACGCGCGGGCTAGAAGAATTATGTAGACGCCAGACGCTGCGCTAAGTCCGTAAAGCGCCTGCCACAGCACGATGCTATCCGGTGCCAGCAGCCAACGCAGGTTGAAGCCGACCATGACAAAAGCGGTGGAAAGGCACGCTAACCTCATAGGATCGCCGCGCCGCAAATCTTTGCCGAAAGCGGCCGACCAAGCGCCTGGGATCATATAGACAAGCATGATGCCCCAGACGACGACGTTAAGGATGCGCAGCTCTACCATTCGTTGAGCCTGCGGCCGCGAGTAACTAACCGAAGTGCCGCTGTGTCTAGTCGTTCTGCCAGCCGTCTGATGTGCCGCCAATCAGCCGTGAGCGGAACAATGCCGACGCGGACCATCGACCAGCACCAATCCACTAGCCAAGCATCGTGCGAGTTGATGTAACCTCCCGCTTGCAAGGCGAGAACCGCTGCGGTTGGTCCGTAAAGTGCCGCAACGATATAATCAGCCTTTTCGCGGGCCACCCCCGCGACAGCGCCTATACCGACGATCGCCATCGTCATGTCGATCAGCGTGAGCACGCCAACCTTTAAAGCGCCGAGCTGAAGATACCCAAAGTCAGCGCCGATCAGGTAGGCGAACTGCCCCGGCAACCAAACAAGCGCCACAGCCAGCGCCACCCGAGAGACCGGGATGAACGGCGCCACGCATAAGGCGATGGCAAGCAAGTAGAAGTCACCGGGGCCCATTGATTATTCGCCGGGGAGGGGAGGCGTAGGCGGAGGAGGCGGGGCCGGCGGATTGGGCCCACGAGGATCGGCATCCTGTGGCTTCACCGGCGCCACCTTCTCCACGATATCCTTCACAGGCTTCGTCATTCACTCTCTCCTGGCCGGATGGCGCCGGCCGTCGCATTTCATGCCCCAATCAGACCCGCCGCGCGCTGCTTGACGAGAAGGTCGTTGTGATCGGCGAGCAGGGCGTTGTGCGCGGTAACGAGGGCATTAAAGTCGGTCTGCGTCACAGCGTTGCTCAAGGCAGTAGGCGCGGCCCCTGCATTGCTCGCCGTCGCCGTGCTGTCCGGATCAGATGCGGCCGGCCCAAGCTGCTTATCCGCTCCGCTGATGCCGTAGTATGATGCCAGCCCGTCGTGGGTCGTGTTGCCGTACTTGACCACATCGTTGAACGGCAACTTGATGAAGCCTGACGACGCGACGCTGCCGGACGGTCGGTCGCCGTTTCTGCCGGTGTTGCCGGTGACCTGGATGATGCCGCCTGGGGTGCCGGTCAGCACCTCCATCTCCCACGTGCCGGTGAGGCCGACACGCTCCCATTGGCAGTCGTTGACGCGGATGCTGCCGGTGAACTTGTCAATCCGAACGGCATGACCAGCCGCGCCCTTGATCGTGGTGCTGTCAATCGAGAAGTCCACCACGTTATCGACACGGATGCCGAACGTTGCCGAACTGTCGACCGTGCCACCGCGAATTTTCAGGTTGCGAACGGCACCACCATTGTCGCCCCGCGCGCGAATTCCCTCATTGCGCGAGCCGACGATGTGTGGCGAAACGATCTCCACGTCTACCGCATCAGCGCCGCCCAGCGCGTAGATATGGAACGCGCCGTAGGGGTTGGTCGAACCCGCGTTGCCGCAGTTGATGGCGGTGCAGGAGATGAAGCGGGTAGCCTGGTTGCCGAACAGGCCTCCGCTCGACCCATCCGTGATGACGGCGAACCCGGCCAACGCAGCGTCCACCGCCGTGCAGTTGGCGAACATAATCTCGTTCGCACCGCCAGACACGAAGGCGCGAGCCTGACCGCCGCGCGTGTGGCAGTTGACGAAGCTGATCCGCGAAGGCGCGGCCAAGTCCTGCGTATAGCCGATGACCGTGAACAGGTCGTCGCCACCGCCCGACATAGTGGAATTGCTGACGCTGATGTCAGCGGCCTGATACGCCGTCGTGCCGACATGACCGCTGGTGATGTGGCAGCCGTCCGCGAAGCCGTCCTTGCCATGTAGATTATCGATCGTGCCGAGCGAGCAGCCGTAGAAGTACGCCTGGCTGCCCGACGAGCCGATCACCTGCACATTGCGGACGAGGAAATAATTGCAGAATAGGAATGCCAGCCCGTGATCGATGAACGCGCCTGGTCCACGTCCACCACCGCCGGTGTACTGGATCGTCAGGTCCTGCACCGAGCAGCCGTCAGCATTGAACTGAAGGGCCGCGTCATGGAGGCCGGTCGCTTCGATTACCGAAATGCCGATACCGCGACCGCGCAGTGACACAGCGTTGGTGCCGAACGACACGTTCTTGCTGTGGCGAAGGCGTCCGCGTGGTAGCCACAGCTCCGACGTGCCGAACAAGCCGAGGTAGACCACCGCCTGCTCAAGGACCGTCTGATTGTCGAACGATGCCGACGTGGAACAGCCGAGCGCCGTGAGCGGCAGACCGGCGCTGTCATCGGCAACGAAGCGCGCCCCGCTCGCGTCCGTCGTCCACCAGAAGCCCTTGCCGGCCGCGTAGGTGCCCGCGAGGTCAAGCCCGCCGGTGTAGCGGTTGAACACCGCCTTACCGCGATCGGTAAAGCGGATGGTGTTGGTGCCGACGGGGATCGTGACACCGGCCAGCGCGGTAAACAGCCCTACGTCGGATACGTTGCCCCCGGGGTCGCCTTTGATGCCTTCCCCTGCGATACCCGGGATATACGGGTCGATCTGGTTCAACACCGTCCCGAACAGCCCGCGCAGAACGACCCGGTATGTCTTGCTGTTGTCGAGATAGATGGATGGCCAGACACCCGCAGCATTGGCGCTGAGCGGATTCGCCAAGGGCGTCGTCAAGGCGGCGTCAGCATAGACGGCCTGAAGCGTGTTGGTGCCCGACAGGTAGAAGGTCAGGGTAGCGCCTGGCACCACGATGCCATTCGCGTCCAACGCTGGACGGAAAGGCAGGAAAAACAGACTGGCGGGCTGATCGGCCATCGGGCGCTTCCGGATATGAGCGGGAAGGGCACCATCCGGGCCGATTGCGAGTGGGTATGCCGCGTGGGGGCGGGGTGGAATACTAGGCGTTGCGTGGGGGCAGGGGGTGGGTTAGCCTGCGCCAAAAGCGAGGGTTGATAATGCGCTACGGCTTTGCTGGCGTTCTCCTATTAGCCGCTACGGGTAGTGCGGTCGGACAAACTACAACTTGCACAAATTGGTACAACACGACGACCTGCAATACACCGCCGCAAGCTCCTGGCGTGAACTGGGGCATCCTTCAGTCTCAACCTCAGCAATCTGTGATGGGCGCCTACCAGCAGGGTCGCGCCATTGCTCAGGAGCGCGCCAACCAGCAAGCGGCGATGGCGCAACAGCAAGCCAACGACATTGAGGCGCAGCGGCAAGGCGACCGCAATCAACGCGTGGGATCGCTAGTTGCGGCCGGACGATGCCAAGACGCACTAACGACCGCTTTGAACGAGGGTGACTTTTCCTTGGCCGGTCAAGTCAAGAATGTTTGCGCCGAAGGGCGGAAGTAGATCATGACCCCAAGCATGTATACCCTGCCGTTCGCGACCGCGATATATTGGGCTGTCAAAGAGGCGTGGGGCTTGTACAAGGCGCGCTCAGCGTCCGTAGCTGAGAGCCAATCCGGAGCCGATGAGACCTCCTAGCGCGTCTCGCTGCCGCACGGCCTCACCAGCACGCAGCAACACATCGGGACGGTCAATCAACGCAGCCTGTACCGCGCGCCGTCCGATCGGCGTGAAGGGCGCAGCGAGGGCCAACCCCGCCAAGACGTTCGTCGTTCCATCCTGACCGGATGCGTAGCCACCACCAGCGCCTAGGACGCCGCCGCCGGCCGCATAGAGGGCTAGACGGCCCGCGGTGCCGCTATCTGGCACGGACGATGGCAGAACGGTCTTTGCTTGGTCGGACAGGTCCTGAAGCCGAGCCTTGCCTGCGGCGAACGCACGCTTACGCGTCGACCGATCCGCCTCGCGCACCCCTTGGGCAAGGTTCTCAGGTGTAAACACGCCGTCTGTCTTCGACTTAGCCGCGGCCCGCTCGATCGCAGTCAGGTTTGCGTAAGCGGAATCCGCTGCTCGAAACATGGATGCGTTCTCGGGCGCCTGACGGCTCGCCAGTCCCATGAACTCGTCGCGTACCGTCTCAAGCGTGTCAGCGATGTCGTGGTTGCGTGGCTCCGGGCTACGCCGGTACGCGTAGATCTTGTCGTTGAGGCCTCGCTTGATGGCTTGCAGCTGCGAGCCGTTAATGGGGTCGCTGCCGAACGGCCCGAGCGCGCGCTTCATAACGCTCGTCACCTCGTCGGCTTGATCGGTCGTCAGGGTGCCGATCTGAGCGCTGATATTCTGCAAGCCGGTGGCGAAATCACCGTCAGGCGTGAGGGAGATGCCGGACAGCCCTTTGTCGTAGGCCTCGTCAAGTTTGGACTGAGCCCAGTCGATAAGCGATCGCCCAGGCGGTGTGTTGGGAGGCACCTCCTCTGCAATAGGCTCCAGAGCCTTGTTCACCGCAGCACGGTTTAAGTCCTCTACGCCTGCGCGCCGAGCAGACTGGATGGCGTCACCAATGATGGGGAGACCTGCGGCACGGTCCTCAACCGATTTAATCGCACCGCCGATCATGCCGTTTTGGCCGAAGATTTGGCCAGGCGTCATCGAAACGCCAGCACGGCTGAGGCTGCGGACAGCAGGCGCTACCACGGGCGACAAGACATTGCCGACGCCGCGCACGACGCCGCGGCCGATTGCTCCACCCAGGGCGTTCGTCACGCCGCCCTCAAGCGCGCCTTTCACCCGGTCGTTGTTGCTATTGCCAGCACCGTACGCCGCGCCGACGAGAGCATCAGCGGTGAGCGCACCTTTCAGCGCGTTCGGGACACCAGTGGCAAGCTGTGCGCCTCGGGCCGTCGCCGCTAGTCCAGTGCCCAGCGCGCCGCCAAGCACAAGACCGCCAACCTGTCCTGCGGTTGTTGAAAACGGATGGTCGCCGAACGCTGCCTGCTTGGCCCCATCAGCCTGTTGAAGATTGAGGTCATACTGCTCGCCGAAGGTGCGGCCCTCAGGGGCCGACCAGTAACTATCCCGCCCTGGCAGCACGGTCGTAATGCCCGCCGACAGCTCGTCTAATAGCCCACCAGTCACGAAATCGCCCGCGCCGACCAATCCTGCTTGAAAATCGGATCCTAGCGGTTCGCGGGGTGTCTCCGCTGGCGCAGAGGAAGCCTTAGGCGCAGTCATTACCGGATCGTGTACCGTCGTGTCCGCCGGAGCAGGGGCACCCTTCAAATCGAGATCACCCTGCGCCACTCGCTCGTTGATGAAACGCTCAAGCTCGGCTGCCTTGTCGTCGCTCGGCGCTTCAACCTCGTACATACCGCCGTTCGCGGCCTTGATCTGATACTTCGGCATTACGGCAGCCTTCGGATGGTGGAGGAAACTCGGCTGCCGCCACCGCTCATTTCCTCGTACCCCTGTCGGGTCGTACGAATGAGGTCACGCAGACCCGCAATGGCCTCGCGCCGGCCATCCTCGCTCTGCGCCCTGCTCGGCAGCCCCGCCTGCGCCAGGCGACTCTCGTAATCGCTCATAGCGCCTTCGCCTGGCGTGCGGGTCAGCTTCCGGATTAGCGGCGAGAGGCCCGCGAGTGCGGCATCTGCGGCATTGGCGCTATCGCTGAGGCTGCCCCCAAAATGACCAATCCAAGCACCCTTCACATCGGTCTTGTTCAGTGCCGCTTCGGCGCGGTTCAGCTGTCCTTCTATCGCCTTGAGGTCAGTCAGCTTACCGGTGACATTCTGCTTCTGTCGGCCGGTAAGCTGGAAGCGTTCCTGCGTCATATCCTGCCCTCGCATTGTGACAGCCTGACCGGCTCGCGCGGTGGCCGCACCGATGTCCTGCCCACGCCGAGCAGTCGACGCGCTGATGTCCTGCCCACGACGCGCGGTGGATGCCGACACATCTTGACCGCGCACGGTGACCGCTTGACCGGCCGCCGCCCGATCATCTGCCAGCACTTTGTCGGCGCCGACGCCGATCGCGACCATGCCTTTCAGGTTTTCGTCATGCGGATCAAACCCGGCGAGTTCGTCTGTCGTCCACCCTGCCTCGCGTAGGAGAGGCGCATGCTCGTCGATAAAGCCCGCTCTATCTGCCAACGGCAGCTTGCTCGCGGCGAGCGACACCGCAGCAGCCACCGCAGTTTTCTGACCGAACGCCTCGCGCCCGTTCTTGTCCAACTCGCCCATGTGCTTGGTGAGATTGGCCGCCATCTCAGGATCAAGCGCCGCGACATCTGCGATGGAGATCGCCGGCGCAGCGGGGGCTGATCGGCTACCGCTGACCATCACGTCGCCGGTTACCGGGTCGGTGGGCGATCCAACGTCCGGTCCGAGTGCGGTGACTGCGCCAGTTTGACCGGGCGCATGCTGCCGAAGATAACCTGCGTACGCCTGCCGGCCGAGCGCCGCGCGACGTGTCGCCTCGTTGTCCGCGTTGACCTTGGACAGCACGCCGAACGTCTGCGGATCGACTGCGGCAAGAGGACGCAGCGCATCGGCGGTCGGATTCGCCGCATAAGTCGCCAGCGCATCGTCGCGCACTCGCTGTTGTTTAAGCTGACGCCCCTGCTGATAGGCTTCCAAGACCCCGCGCGACGGGTCACCGGCTTGCTGAAGGATGCCCCAATTAATCTGCGTCATGCTTCACGCTCCAGCTCAGCAATCCGCGCTTTGATTTCACGCACGTTCTCAGCAAGCCCGGTTCGGCCTTCGCGCGCCGCTAGCTTGGCACGCAGGGCAGCTAGTTCCTCGTCGCGGGTCATCGCCCGAACGGGTTCTGGCTAAGGGCGAACGGGCCGTTGAACACACCCGCTTGCGGCAAACTGTACCCGCCCACCGGCGCTGGCAATGCGTTCGGGGTCTTGTAGCTCGATTGGCCGAAATAGGTGGCGAGCGCGTTGCCGACGCCTTGAATGGCTTGGCTCTGGCCTTGCGCGCCGTACAGTGCCGCATTGGCCGCTGCCGACGAGGCGTTGTTGTTTGCCGCTGCCGACTGGTTGCCATAAGCGACGCCCGCACCGGTGGCGGCTCCCAAGGCGCTCGCTCCCGCCGCTTGCTGCCCCTGAAGCGCATTAACGTACTGACCCATGGTCTGGCTCGCAAGGCCAGCACCGTACTTGGCCAACGCCTTCTGCGCTGCGCCGCTTTCAAGGGCGCCACGAGCGGCATAGCCGGTGTTGACGGCGGATAGTCCCTGGTTGAGCGTGTCCTGATAGCCGCTGGCGTTGCGGAAGGTGGCAAGCGCATCCTGCGCCGCTCCCGCGTCACCGCCGAGCCCGAGTAAGGCGTTGATCTGCGCTCCGGCCGCGTTGCCGCGATCCAATGTAGGCTGCGCCATGCCCATGTTGGTGTTGTAGATTGACAGCGCTTGTGCACGATCCGCCGCTGCCGACTGCGCGGCGATCTTGGCGGCTTTCTTCGCACCTTTGCCGCTGGTGATCCCCGACAAAAGGCTGGTAGCGCCCCCGATCCCGGCTGCGATTATAGGCATGCGGCCCTCCACTCGAAATGCTCGACGGCGCCGAAATGCTCGGATTGCGCCACGCCGCGGGACAGCATGCCGATCTGCCGGTTGAACCAACGTGCCCGCACGTTGACCACCGGCGTCTGCGACCAGATGACAGCTCCTAATTCGGCCGCTGCCCATGCGAACATGGCGCGCCCCATCTCGATTGCGGCACGTCCGCGGCAACCGAGGCGGAACATCGTGTGCTTTTCCCAGATGCCCAGAAACGCGGGTCCGGTGTGCTGGAACAGCATCATCGCGTCGCCGTCGTGGACAATGCGCACATCACCGCGCGCAACGATCGCCGATAGGTCTACCTCCCCCTCCTCGACCGGGGCACCGATGTGGGGCCGAATGGCCGGATCGTTGGCGAATGCGTTGACCAGATTGGCGTCGTGCGTCAGTCGCAGCATCCGGGCTTCCTCATGACAAAGCGCTCGACTTCGCCGTGTACGGGGTGGAGGCCGATCCCGGCGGGCTCAAATCCGATGCGGTGGTTAAACCAGCGGACGTGGCGGAGAATACTAGGCGTCTGTCCCCAGAGCATGGTGGCGCCGTGGTCGAACATCCATCCGCACAGGGCCTTGCCAGCCTCTACAGCCGACCGGCCACGACATGTGGGCAGGAACATCGTGTGGCCTTCCCAAACACCAGGCGCGCTCCATTCGAAAATCGCTACGGCATCACCGCCATTAGAGAGAATGCGGTACTCGTCGGACTCTATACAGGGCGTGAAGTCGAGTGCGTCCCGTTTCCCTAGATCGAAGTACGGCAGCACGGCCGGGTGATTGGCGATGCGATTGACCAGCGTCGCCCCAGTCTCGCGCCGGATCATGGTTCGACCGTGTTGCCCTGCTTCGCCACGACGTAACCAGGGCGGCGAGGTCCTTCGCCCCCATCCGTAGTGCCAGTTGTCGGGATCATGACAGCGCCAACGACATGCGTGTCACCGGTTTGGACCGGGGGCGTGGTGCTGATCGTGTAGGTAACAGTGCCGCCGGTGCGCGCCGCATCCACGTAAGAGACATAATCCGTATCGCCACTGGCCGTTACCGGCCTCGTACCGCCATTGACCGCCACGCTGGTGCCGTCTGCGTAGTAGCGTGTGTGGGCAGCGATCGTGATGGTGGTAGGCGAGGCCGTCAGCACCGAAGCGGGATCGATATAGCTGCCCTGTAGCGCAGCTTCACGCTTTGTCGCGGCGGTCTGCTCGGCTGCTGCGTCAGCGGCTTCCCGCGCCGCTTGTGCGGCCTCCTTGGCTTCCTTTGCTGCTTCGGCGTTCTGCCTGACAGCCTCGTCGAGCTGATCCGTGATGCCAAGAATTTCGGCAATCTTGTTGATGACGAACTCAATCTGCTCGGCGAACGACTGCCAATATCGTGTGAAAGTCAGCGTCGGTCGGCGGTTCTCGTCGACTAGTTCCGGCGAACCGATGAGGCGGGGCAGCTTGATCGCCATCAGCGTGAGCGCCCACCCTGAACCTCGTTGGCGCGCACCGCTGACACGCGGAAACGCAACGGATCAGTGCAGCGCACTTCAAAGATGCCGCCAGGCGCATCAAACGAACCGAACCGCCGCCAGACAGCGCGGGCACGATACTGCCCTTGACGCCCCATGCCCGCCTGCCGCCAATCACTCCACGTCTTGCCTCCATCTCGGGAGGACCGCAGTTCGACCAAAGGATCATCGTCTAGCGATAGAGCGCCGCCAAAATCCGCGTCCAGATGAACGGTGTCGAGCGTGAACGATCCATCGCTGATCGGCTGGAATGCGGTAAACAGCTTGGAGATTGGCTGTCCGTCATCATCAGCCTTACTATCGCGCAAGCTCCATACGCGGCCCGTTGCGTCGTCACCAAGCAGCGCCATTCCATCCATGAAAGCCGACGACCGGACACGCCAATTGTCTCGACCGAAGCTAGCGAACTCGCACCACTCAAGCGTTGCAACGTCGAATGCCAACGTCTCGGTATCGAGGCGCACACAGAAGAATTTGTGACCCTCATAGGCGAAGGTGAAGGCCGAAATGCTGGACGACGCCGCAATGCGCTCTTCGATGCCGGCATCGGAAAGCCCCTGCGGCACTGCTCCTGATCGATAAACCCGATGGTCGTCACCGATCCAAAAAAGGGCGCTATCAAGCTGGCACGCGCACCCGGTCGCGATAACCCCGCGCTCCATGTTGCGCCCTTCGACGCGTTGGAATGGCAAGTCAGAGTCGCCCGTGATAGCCCATGGCTCGATCGACGTTGCCCCCAAGAGCCACAGCACGTCACCGACCACGATCATATCACGAAGCGGATCAGGAGAGCTTTCTGCCGACGCATAGTCTAAGCCGTCCCAGCTTGTAGGATCGCGAAGCGCCGACCAATAGAAGCGCTGAGTGCCAGAGCGAATAGCGACAAAGTAGCTACCAAGATATGCAACGGCGGTCGTGTCGGCATCGTCAGGAAACGACACCAACTCGGCGTATTTACCATTGTTGTGAACAATACCGGCGCCGGCTGTCACGATGACTTCGGTAGAAGAAGCCGCAAAACTTACCGGCCCATCACCATCTACACCGCCGAAAACTGTACCATTGCTCGCGATTAATTGCCCGCCCGAGATTGCAAAAAGGCGACCATCGAATGTGCCGGCCTGTTGAAAAATCCCGCGGATCGGGCCGTTGCCCAAAATCCATCCGAGTGACAAACCTGGACGCGAGATCAATACCACTCCATCCTGCGATGTTGCGGCCGCCTCGCTGAACATGTTGACGAGACGCAGTTCTGGCAGACCTGCGGCAAGCCGGCGGTACGTGCCCTTGCCATAGGCCAGCGCCGTCATCGGTAGTCATCCTGACCGAACATGAAATACGCGTCAGGGCGATCCCAATCGAGCATATCTCGTTCCATTTCGGCTGCGCGCTGCGCTACCACCTGAACCGTCGCTGCGTCCGTACGCGCTTTGCCGAACATGGGTGCAAGGCGGACCGCCAGCATGGTCCACACAGCCTCCTGGAACATCTGCGGCACGTCGACGGGATCGGACGGCTGCATCACGGCGTCCGTAATACGACCGTAGCTGTAGCGAATCGTCGTCGCTTCGTCCGGCACCGGATAGAGTTGCATCGACAGTCCGCCCGTCGCGGTCAAGATGGCATAGGCAACCGGCACACCACGCGTAGTCACATTCGGCAACGCCACCATGTCATCACGGGACCAGAGCGCCAAAAGGCGTTCATCCCCGCCGGTCAACATTACCTTGGCCGTGCCGACACTGATCGCACCCGGAAGCGGCATGACCGACACTCCCGGCGCAAAATCCACGGCGCCATCCGTGTCGCGCCACAGATTCAATCCCTTGGCCGCGTACGCCTTCAGCATGGAGTTGAGGCGAAGGATGCCGTCTGTCAGCTCTTCGCTGGTCGGGTTCTCGCCAGACGCCAGCACCCCGATCTCGCGCACGGCTTGGGTGACCATATCGCGGGCGGTCATGGAGAAGGTGGTAGTCACAATAGCCTCTCAATGGTAAGATGAGCGCCGGCCATTAAAACAATGCCATCATTGCCCATGCTAATAAAGATTTCGCCATCAAAACCTGGTGCTTCTATATCAAGCACGAAGCTTCGGACGGTTCCTTCTGGCTGATTTGGCATGAAAATACCTGGGTTGCCGAAGTAACCGTTTATCTGCGTTGTCCAAATATCGTCACCCGTCTCATAGGTCAGCAGGCCACTGGTTGTTTCCTTGTTAAATACACCGATACCCATACTAATACTACCATCGCCAACAGCGCGCTTGAACTTACCGGCCAAACGAATACGATAGCGCGTCGAACCCACGGCCGACCCTGGAAAGCCTGCGACAAAGCGCAACTGCGGCTGAGGCGTGCCCTGGCCGATAATGCCATCCCCCCCACGTGGCACGTCTTGCGCATAAACATACGATAGCGTCTGGCCAATGCTAGGAGCATAAATCTTGTTTGGACTGACGTAGCGCGTTGAAGGTGAGATATAGCTGTTAGCTCCGCCGCCGACATAAATTGAGCCTGTCGAAGTCGTGATACTTCCGCCATACACAGAAAGCGGGGCAGCATTGTTATTGTAAACGAAGCCGGTTGTCCCAGCAGGCGCGTTGACAGTTACGTCGAGATTTCGGGTCAGCAGCATTGTACCGGTGCCCTGCACAAAAACCTCCTGCGAGGTTGTACTGAGTTTTCCGCCAATCCACTCCAACTGCCCTTGCTCAAGGTTGCACGCTAGCCCAGGCGCGACAAGCGCGCAGTTAAACATCGTGATCTTGCCGACCGATGCGCTCGCGTTGATCTTACTAACCTGAATGGCGTTGACGGCGGTCGTGCAGACTGAACGGCAATTCTCAAAACGAATGTCGTCAACAAATCCCGCGTCGCCGGACCCGCTATCCGCCACGACAAGAAAGGGAGTGCCCTTGCCGACGTGATCACCGTTGCGGAATGTGATCCGCTTCGACCCGAACAACGTGTGCCAGACGCCTTCAAAGCCGAGTGGGTTGTCGCCGTCGCCGTCACGCGCGTACGTGTTCTCAAATAAGATGTCGTAAGCGGCCGTCGTTTCGAAATGCACGTTTGCGTTGAAGGATTGAATGTCTCGGAAGGCGCAGAACTGCGAGAATTCCTGCGCAAAGAACGCATAGCCCATGTTCACGGCTTTAATGCGCTCGGCAAGGCAGTGCTTGTTCGTGAACATCCAGACGCACTGGACCTTGTGCGACGTCTTCGGGGCAATGCCCGTATAGTCTGCCGCGTAACAGCCGGCAGCGCCGGTGGCGAACCGAACGATAGCTTTGTCGCTGAACTCAGCCGCGTCGAGATTGTTCGTGCGGATTAGCCGAGTTACGTCGATGCCCGCACCCCGGACAAATTTACCAGAAGGTACAACAATCGCATGGTCAAGCCGGATGTCACCAGCGGGGAGAATGACGCCGGCCACGCCAGTCGTGTTGAGAATGGCGTTAATGCCAGCTGCGTTGTCACCGCTAACGGGAATGTAGGGAACGCCCACCCCATTGACGGTCGATGTGCCTGGCTGGCCTGGAGGTCCGGGGATTCCCGGCTTGCCTTCCGGACCCGGAACAGCCCGCTCCTCAATCAAGGCCAGCGCATCCGCCGTAAACCGCTTGAACGCCGTCGCCTCCGAAAGCGGCCGAACATCAACCATTCTCACTCTCCACAAGAAAGCTTTCGGCAAGCTCGATCACGTACGAGCCATCATCATCGATCAGCAGAACCGCGTCATCCGGCACGAATGGCAGTGACAATCCCCAATCGGGCACAACGACGAAGTTGGGAGCGGGCTCAGGCCGCGCGTTTCGCAACGGCAAGCCTTCAGGGTAGAGGCGGGGAGGACGTAGCGTCGCGGGCTTAGCATCCCAATCGGCCGCGCAGACCATTAACCCGGTCCACTCTTTACGCAGGTCGTGGAGGTCGTATTCGAAGCCGCAGCGATCACATATTCCGCGCGCCATACGATCCTCCTGAAACTCGGTGCCCCGCCTTTTCATGGGCGCGGGGCCTTCCCCCGGGCGTCAGACGCCCTGCGAGCCGAAGATGGCGCGATAGTCGGACCAGCCGGCAGCGTACCGCTCGGTGGCCTTGGCCTTCACGTTCTCGGTATCGAAGTCGTCCGCCTTCTGAAGCTCGATCGCTCGGCGCTTCATGGTCAGCAGGCCGTTCGGCGCATTGGTCAGCAGGAACCAAGCGTCGAGATCGGTCAGATAGGGATTGGCCACCACCTCAGGCGCGATGCCCATCGCGCGAATGGCGTTGGTATCGTTGTTCGGCGTGCCCACCCGCATGGTGGACTTGAGGATGCGCGTCGCGTTAAACAGCTCGCTCGGATGAATGACGAGCTTGGTCGCACGAAGCACGATCGGCAGGCCACGTGCGTTCTTCGCAGCCCACATGAGCTTGAACGCATCCTCAATCGAGGACTCGGACAGGTCGGCGTCCGCAACCTTGTTCGACTGAAGACCGCCGCGAGTCGGGTGCGCGTCACTGATGAGCGACACGCCATCGGCGCCACGGTAGTTGGCGTCGAACGCACGATTGAGGATGTTCGCATGGACCGTCTCCTTCGTCGCCTGCATGGAGAAGGACAGCGCCTTCGCCCGGTTCTGGCTGACGTAGGTGTACTGGTCGTCCTCGATCTCCTCGCGAGTTACGATGTAGCCGAGGCCGTAGGTGACGTTCGTGTACCGCGACTTCGGGCCTTCGCCGTCCGTGTCGTACTCGATCGACTGCCCTTCGGACTTCCGCTTGGCCATGCCGAATCCGGTAGCCTCGCTGATCTCCTCGTACGCCTTGTCCGAAGTCTGCTCCTCGAACATCTGCGTGTAGAGCGGATCCCACTTTTCGTAGGTGAGGCCGAAGAACGACTTGACCCCCGGCCACAGCGTCGAGGGATGGGTTGCGCGCGTGATAAGCATTGGTCAGCCCTCCCTTAAAGGCCAGTGGAGCCGGCAGCCGGCGTCTCGGTGGTCTGGTTGATGCGGACGAGAACGACGGCGTACTGGCCGAAGTCGTTATCCGGGCGGCGTGCCAGGCCCATGATGCGGACCTGAAGGGTGGCAGTCGTGGTCATCGACGCCGTGTCGAGCATCCATCCCGACATGCCGTAAGCGTTGCCTGCGGTGCCTGCGATCAGGTTAGCGTTGGCGCCGATGTCGCCGACCGCAACGACGCCGTTTGCCTGCACTTCGTAGAGCAGATCTGGATCGTGCTCGACAAAAGCATGCACGGCGTTGCCCGCAGCGCGAAAACCGGCCGCGACGATCGCAGGGTTGGGAGTAAAGCCGACGACGGCACCGGTGATGCGATTGCCGGCGCCCGCCGTGGCCAGCGTGGCGGACGGAGTACCGTCAGTGTCAGCGCTGCCGGAAAGAACCACGGGATCACCGCGATAGACGACGGAAGTATCGGCGGCGAGAAGCGCGAACGGGTCAGCCCCGTCATTGAAAGGCGCGCTCGACGCCGACCGAACGGGCTTCAGCCCGAAGGGTGCGTTTGCGTTAGGCATGGTGCCTGTACCTCATGGAGAGAAAGTGGCGGAACCGATCCTGTTACCCGAGACGGCGAAGCGCATGTCTGCGCCCGCAACGTCGCGGCCCTCGGGATCGACGGGAGCGCCTTGCAGCGCCTGAGACTCCACCTCGCGTCGCCGCACATCCTTGCGAGCCTGATCGTCCGCGTCGTATTCGCGGGGCTTCATGAGGAGGTGCGCCATGATCGGCTTACCGTGTTCATCGGTGCCGACAGGTCGCGGTTCGATACCAGGCACCTTGTCCCAGTCGTCGCGTTCGGTGGCGTTGTAGATGCGAGGACCAACGTCATTGAACCAGCGCAGACGATGCGATTGACCGTATTCCGCCTCGATCGTCGGCGGCACGGCAAGCTTCATGTCCATCGACTGGTCGAGCGTGCCGTCCATCCGACGACGACGCTGAGTCGTTTCCTCACCCGCGCGATCCCGCGCCTGCGTTCCCTGCGCCATCAGGCTGTCTGCTCCTCGTAATAGACCTTGGCGTAATCCTCCAAAGTCTTGACCATGCCGCGCTTAAGGAAATCGCTGCCGGCCCGCTGCGCTTCGGCAGGGAGGGTGGCGAATGTTTTGGCAGCGGGACGGGTTTGCGCGGCGCGAGTCTCCGGGGCGCTCACGGCCGGGGCCGGCTTTGCGGGCTGACGTTGGCCATGGAATAGCTGTGGAAAGTCGGATCGCACGGCATCTTCGGCCATGCGGAGCTGCTCGTCAGGGGTGATGCCCCGCGCAGCCGCTTCGGCGGTGATGCTCTGAGCCAGCGCAGTGGCGGCGCGGTTCTGACCGTACCAGCCACCGTTGCGCTGCATGAAATCGTTGATGGCCGGGGCGGGGGCGTTGGCCTCCGAAGGCTGATCCAGCCGCGCCAATTCCTCGCGCGCTGCACGGGCGCCCTCATGGTCCTTGGCCTCAACCGCGCCGGCGAACCGCTCTTCGGCCTCGCGCCGCGCATTCTCGATCTCGCGGCGCATGACGGTCTCGGATACGCGGCCGATGCGATCGACCGTCGACTTGAGTTCGCGCACCTCACGAGTGGCGTCCCGACCGCGCTCCATGCCGTAGGCGATGAAGTCCTTGGGCTCGCGCCAATCCTCGGGCTTGCCGCGCCATTCTTCCTTAGGGGACCAGCCGCGTTCACGGGCGAAGTCCTCGAAAGGGTCAGGTGCGCGCTGCTCAACCTGCTGCTCAAGCGCTTCGGCTTGCTCGACAGCACCCTGTTCCTGTTCGACGTTTTCTACCAGTTCGGTCATCGGACCCCTCGCATGATCGTGGCGAGGTATGACCTGTCCGGTCGCGCCTAAATACTAGGCGCTTACGCTGGTCGCGTGTAAAAAAGGAACGTCATTCCAACGATGGCTTCAGTCCCGTTCAGGCCGCCACCGGCCCCGCCAATCCCGTAGATGAGGCGGTTGCCCGGTGCGATTACGACGATATCCTTGATCCGCTTTTCTTCGTAGTTGGCCGGCACGAACCCCGCGCTGCTGATCGTACCGCTGGCGGGCGTGGTGCTGAGGATATGGCGAAAAGTGCCGATGGATGCTGCCCCGCCAGTGATCCGGTTGTTGATCGTGACAGATGTGCCGCCGGTCGGTACTGTGGCCGTCGTAGCATAGCGTCGATATTGCAGCGGCATGTTCGCCGAGAATACTCGCGCCGTCATGACGAAGTTGACCCCAGAACCCGCCGGGTTTGTCAGTTCAGCGACGAAAGCATTGCCGCTCGGCACCGTGACGAGGCCGGTGCTGACGGTAAAGCCAGCACCCTCGAAAACGCGCTGGTCCTCATAAGACGGGTCAATCCCGCCCATACCCGACACATCAGCCATGTCAGAATAGCTCCACGTAAGACGCGGTGAAAGCGGACGCTCCGACCGCGAACACGGCAGCAGCGGTGTCGAGGGTCACTGCGCCGCCTGCCGCCACATACATTCCCGTCCCTGTCGTGATACCTGCGGCACCGACATAGAACACGGTCGACGTGGTGGGCGTGATCGTCACCTTCTGTCGTCCCGCGCGTGCAGGAACCACCTGCGTTGCGGTAGTGCCGACCGCCACCTGGCCGGTGGAGATGCCAACGCCGCCCTTGCCAATAACATAGGCACCGGCAAGACTGCCCGGTGCTGCTACAGTATCGTTCCCGTTCCCGGTGTAGAGACGAGGAATGACCGAAAGCGCGTAAGGGTTGGGGTCACCAGGGGCTTGCAACATGCCCTCGAAGACTGCCAAACTTGGCGCAACGCCGGTGCGGTATGCGCGAACCGCTACAGGGAAGGCCTCCCCATTACTTGCCGGCGTCACCGACTGCGACGAAGCGGCGGGCTGGGGGCCGGATGCGCCGCCCACCGGGTTATTGTTGGCATCGACCAGCCGCGCGCTCGCGATAAAAGCCGAACGCCCATCACCCATGTCAACGCGAGTGCCGACTTGACGATCGCCTTCGCGGAACGTGTCAACCATCGGACGCCTCCTCGTAAATGCCGGCAATGTCCTTGTCGCGGCAGATGCGGTACTCGTTGCCGTCCGCGCCAATGATGAGCGAGCCAGCGTAACGGCCGAACAGCACGACATCGCCGACCTTGCCGGCGTGGTCCACGCCATCCGCGAACGACCAAGCGAGCGGGGATTGCGCTACGATACGCCCGCGCTGCGTCGCGATCTGGTCCGTCTCCTGCTTCGCTTGAGGTAGGAAGATACCGCCCTTCGTCTTCTCCTCGATCTTCTCGGGAGCGACGATAACGTAGTATTCGACCGGGCGGATGCCGGGCTTGCAATCGGCGAGGCTAGGCAGGGTCATGCGCGTTCATCCATTCTTCGTAAGTACGATCAGCGACGGTGAAGATGGTCGCTGATCTCGTGCGAAGTTCAGCAAGCTGTTCCGCATCAGCGCGTCCGTCGAACCATGAGATTTGCAGCCACTGGTCGCGAAGATCACTGGCCTCCCCCTTGGATTGATCGAAGACCCAGCGCGTCACCGGGTCCGCCTGCCACGCCTGGAACTCCTCCTGCGAAGGGGTCATCGTTGGCTCCCATCATGAAACCGGCCTCCGCCGCAGCCTTCAAAGCGTCGGCTTGTGCCTTGGCGCCTTGGGCTTGATTGCGGCCCGTCTCGCTTTGTGTTTTCTCAAGTTCGGCCTGCGCACCGGCC